CTCATTGAGTGCTTCGCCGGCACCCTTCGATGATGATTCAAGCGAATCAAGAGCACGAGCTGCGCCGGCAAACGGTATTGCCATGGCACCAATGCCAAGCCCTGCGGTTCCGAGCCCCGTCGCGGAAAGGCCCGCAAGCGCCGGCTTCAGCAAACCGCCGCCGGCAGCACTGAGCGCCGGGGAAAGTGCTCCCTTGATTCGCTCCATGCGCGCCGCAGATGCCGCGATTTCCCGTTCTGCCTTTCGCAGCGCCGGCGTAATCGTATCGGTCTGTACCGTGATCGGGACTTTTAGGTTTGGAATCGCAGTCATGCCGGCTTCCCCTGCTGGATGTCGCGGACACTTTCAGCGACAGACTCGCTGATGATCCTCACGGCGTGCGCGTTGCCGAATTTCGCAGCCAGCCAGAGATACCGCCGAGCATACTGCGATTGAAACACGCCGCGCCGGTTGCGGAGCCCCTTTCGCCATCCTCGGCCACCCTTCGCGACGCTGCCCTTGGATACCGAAACACCACGGCCTCTGATGCGGCGGGTGTGTTCCTTACCGTTTCGTGTGACGGTGATTTCGGTCACTGGACCAGATCGGTTACTAATCTGCTCATTGCGAACGATCTGTTTTGCGCGTTCGGCATTTCCGCGAACTCCCTTCGGCCACGCGGTCCAACCAACTTCGTAGAAGTGCGACTTCCATCCCACGAGGTGAGAGTATCTGTCCCTTCGGCCGCGTTCGTTGGGATTCCGAACCCGCATCGTCTTGACGCCGACGCCGCACCAAACCGCGTGCTTGTAGCTCTTGATCTTGTATGTGAGCTGGGCTTTCGTGCGCTCCGCATTTCGGTACGCGCCCTTGCGCGCAACATCGCGAACAGCCCGTCCCCACTTGCGGAGCGCCTTACGGGCAACCACCTTGCGGATCTTCGGCTCAAGCGACTCGAGCGCGCGGATGGTCTTCCTGAGTGCCGCCTGATCCACATTGACGGTGATATATCCCTTTGCAGTCGTCCTACCTAGCAAGGCGGTCGAGCTGCTTCCGGATCTCAGACCAATCAGGGATTTCCAGCTCGGCATTGATTAGTCCCGCCGGGATAGTCTCGAGCGTGGCGCTCATGTACTTCAGGGCGCAGCGGAGCACCGTGCGCTGGCCCTGATCTAGTCCCGGCCTTCCCCATACAGCTCTTCGGTCATCCGGCCGATCTTCGCGATCCACAGGCCGTCGGCCGCAAGCGCCTCGTCAATCGAACCGAACACCGGCGCGCGGTGCTCGTCGACGAGGTGCCGCCAGGCAAACCATGCCGCCATGCGGTCTGGCATTTCCTTCGACGCCTGCAGCGCCTCGATGATGTCGAGTGCGCTTGGACGCCGCAGATACAGCTCCCGTCCCGCGACCGTGATCGGGTACGGCGAGAGCGTGAACATGGCTCGGACATCGCTCATCCGAAGATCACCGTGCCATCAAACTGCAGCGAGATGGTCGCGCGGGCTACGCCTTGCGCTTGCGCGGTGACTTCAAAACCGGTGACCATCGCACTCCCCGTAATCGTCTGCGGACCGGTAGCGGTGATCGTCAGGACCCAGGTATTGAAAGTGCGGTTCGTCGCGTATCCCTCGAGAGTGGTATGCCCGGTGGAACTCTGGTCGTAGAAGATGTCCAGCGATCCTGTGGCCCCGATTGCTCCGGCAATGTAGCTTTGCGATGTGCTTCCGATCGGAGTGACATCAATGGCCGGAGTATTCAGCGAGATGGTTGCTGTTCCAACGGCGGCAATGGAGGTTCCTCCGGCCGAGATTGAAGAGAGTGTTCCCGAGATTGCCATTCACGCCTCCGTGTAGTAGATGTCGATGTAGCACGCGAGCTCAGCCGGCTGGTTCTCGTCGCCGTCGGATGTCGTCGCGGCCTCAATGCTGTAATTCAGCCACTCAACCGCGTTGAATGGAATGCTGTCGTAGGTTCCAGCAACGCACAGCGTCTGGATTTGGTCGATGAAATCGATGGCATCCTGCGTGCGCTCAGCCACGATCCTGATTTCACACTGCACCCTTTTCAGCGGGTTCGATCCGATGGCAAGCGTTTCGGCTTGCTGCAGCTCGAATGTGCACGCCGGCAGAATCGAATCCTGTAGCCGGTATCCGTGCGCAACCCGCGCGTCTGGAATCCCAGCGCTCGCGAGCGTCGAGCCGGTAAGAAGCATCGCACGGACGGCGCTTTCGATCGTCGCCATTAGTTCACCTCCGTGCAGTCGATCACGGCAACGCGGTCGGCTTCATCGAGGTTGCGGATGGAGTTGATCTTGAGCGTGCGCCCGCGCACCACCAGGCGGCAGACTTCGGTCAGGTTCGCATTCTGCACGGCCGTCCATCGCGCGCGCACCTCGACCGTGCGCACCACGGCCACGCCATCGGCGTAGCCCTGTTCGGTGGCCGAATCCTCGCGCATATCGCAGCGGAATGTCGCGCCGTCGTTCCATGTGGCCGTGCGCATTCCGAGCGCGTCGAGCGTAGTGCTCGGCTCCTGCACGAGTGCGGACCAGCGGAGACGGCCGCCGGAAATCATCTGATCCGGCTCCCGGTTCCAACCGCGTTGAGGATGTACTCGACCGACAGCGGAACGGTGGTGAGACCGATCGGCTGGAACGCCTCGGGGTTGTTGTACCACGCGCCCACGAGCGCGATCACGGCGTGCACGATCTCATTCGGCACCACGCTGTAACCGGCATTATATGTCACGGTAATGGCCGTGCCCTCGTAGATGGCAGGAGCCTCGAGGAACCGCAGCTTCACCATCGGGCCGTCGGTGCGGTCGATCCAGTAGTCGGCCGCAGCCATCGTCTGCGTGGTGTTGGAGCTGTCCTGGTACTGCACGCTGGTCAGCGAGTTGAACGGGTACTCGGGCAGCAGCGTGTCGGTCCACGCCGCGAGGTACAGCGTGCGCGCCGCCGGCGTGAGCGCGAGCTCGGTGCGGCGCTCCACCAGCGCCATGGCCGCCTCGCGCAGCCGAATCAAATCGGCGTCGTCGTCGGTGTAGTCGATCTTCAGCGCCGACTTGATCGTGGAGAGCGGGATAGACATGGGAAAAGGCCTCGGCGCGGTTTCCCGCGCCGGGCCCGGATGCGAAAGGGGTTCAGCTGGCGTTCGGAGCGTAGATGGCGGCGAATGCTTCCGGCAGCAGGATCTTGCTGTCCGTGCGCATCCACATGTACATCTTCGTCTGAAGGTTGGCCGATGCGGAGTAGGGGTCCACCATCGACTGCATCCCGGTGCGGTCGAAGATGCCGAAGTATTCCCAGTTGCCGGCGATCACGAGCGCCGATCCACGAACATCAGCGGTGGTGGAGGTCTGCGCAGCGGTCGACGGCATCCATTCGTTCACATAGGCCGGAACGCCGTAGATCGTGCTCGGCGCGCCGACGGTGATGCCCTGGTTGTTGCCGGCTCCGGCGGGCAACCAAATGTACTCGTTGTTGACCTTCAGCTTGCGGATTGCCTTGATGCACGCATCTGAGGTGAGGATCGCGAACCTGCCGGTGCGGTACTGCACCGGAACCGCGTGCACGCAGTCGATGATGTGATCCGCCGTGATGTTCCCGACGGTCTGATCCTCGGTGAGCGCGACGCCCTGATTGATGATGCGGCCGCTGTTGGTGGAGGCCCAAAGAGACGAACTGCAGTCACCGATTCCCTGCGGCTGGCTAGAGCCGGTGCCGATCGTGTAGTACTCCTCGGTCTCGCGGGCGAGCGCGATTCCGAACCGGTCGGCCACCCAGTTGAGCGCCGAGCCGATGCCGGAGGTTCCGATGGCGTCGTCCAGGAACTCCTGCGACATCGTCACGGCAGAAACGAACTTGTACGGCACCACCGAGACGGCATCGAAGGTGAAATCCGCAGCGCTGATCGCACCGGCCTCAGCGACGAGCGCGGCCGTCGGCGTGCTGGCCTCGATGGTGATGGTGCGCTTGCTGTCAATGGTCTGCACGGCTGCAAGCTGGCGGATGACGCTTGCCTGGTACATCTTGTTGACGACGCGCCGCTCCATGTCCGTGGGCACCGGAGCGTTGGAGGTGCTCGTCGCCATCGCTCGCAGCTCGGCCTGATCGTTCCGCACCATCGCCTGCAGCCACCGCGCGGCGTACTCCTGATCGGCGCTTTCGGCACCGCTGATCCTCGGGCTGCGCGACTCGAGCACAGGCTGGGCCTCGAGCTTCGCGAGACGCGCCTCGAGCGCCTTGTTGTGCGCGATCAGCTCGGCGGCCGACAGGTCGGCATCCATGCGCGCGAACTTCTGCCGCTCCTCGCCGGAGCCCTTGGTGTCGACGGTCTGCGG